GGCATTGATCCGCGATCATGGGTTATGTCAGGACTGCTTACTTGAGCAACGGATTACGCCGGCCGATGTCGTCGACCATATCAAGCCGTTGCGACTGTTCTGGCATTTGCGGTTAGTGCTGAGTAACTTGCGGTCGTTGTGCAATCAGCATCATGCAATCAAGACGGCAAATGATAAAAGAAAATACGGAGGAGATTAGAATATGTTGCCCAGACAAGATATCAATCGTTTTGACGAAAGACTCGGTTACATTATCAGGCGTGCTGCAGACGAGAGGAATATAAACCTGACACGTGACCAGGTGACGACTGTAATCATGCTCGACGAAGAGTACAAGGAACAAAAGAGACAGGCAGAGGGAAAATGACATAAGCACATTGTATTCAAGGGAGCGAAACAAAAGATGAAAATAGGAGAACTGAAAGTAAACATATCAATTGAACCATGGGCGACTTCTGTGGTTTCGGGCATGATGGGCGCTATCGAGAAGGGTTTGGAAGCAGGCATGCCTCCGCATGTTGCGCAAGAGATTGCGGAGCAAGTCGCGAAGCTCGCTTACACTCGAGCGGTTAAGGTGAAAATGCCGGAGATGATTGTGCGTTTTGATGGATGCGTCATTACGAGACTGCCTATGTAATCGCCATTGCGCGAGCTTTAGAAAGAACAGAGAGCGAGAGGTGGAAGAATGAGTAAGCGACATGAAACGTAAGATGCCGCAGAGGGTAAGTATGCCATTGCTGAGCTTTAATGGGTAGGGGGAGGTCAAAAATTTTTGAGAGGCCTTTTTAAAGACCGCGCCCCCACCCATGCGCAAATTTTTTTCGATTTTTGAAATGATTTTTTGGCGGTGAAGAAGAACTATGAAGGTTCAGAATGTATCTATTGATGGCATCAAGCCGTATGAAAGGAACCCACGGAAAAATGAATCAGCTATTGAAAAAGTAGCAAACAGCATAAAAGAGTTTGGATTCAAGCAACCAATCGTAGTTGATGTGAACGGAGTGATCGTCGCTGGACACACACGTTGGAAGGCTGCGAAAAAGTTAGGTATGACCGAGGTTCCTGTTGTTTACGCGAATGATTTAACGCCTGAGCAAGTGAAGGCTTATAGGTTGGCCGACAATAAAACAGCGGAGTTCGCAGAATGGGATGCTGAGATGCTTGGGCAAGAACTTGATGACCTCTACAATGCCGATTTTGATATGCAACCCTTTGGCTTCGAACCTCCAAAGTTGGGGCCGGAGGAGGACGACTTCGATATCGATGAAGCCATGCCGGATGTCCCCGATACAAAACGAGGGGACATCTATCTTCTTGGAGAGCATCGTCTCATGTGCGGCGACGCTACGCTCGAAGAAGACATGAGCGTTCTGATGGAAGGCGCCCAAGCGGACATGGTGTTTACTGACCCTCCGTACAACGTGGACTATGAGGGGAAAACAAAAGATGCGTTGAAAATCAAGAACGACAAAATGGCGGAAGGTAAATTTTATGCATTCTTGTACGACTCATTTGTCTCAATGTATCAAGCGGCCAAGCCCGGCGCTCCTATCTATGTTTGCCATGCAGATAGCGAGGGTCTGAACTTTAGGAAGGCTTTGAAGGATTCCGGCTGGCTCCTGAAGCAAACAATCATATGGGTAAAAAACACAATCGTCATGGGTCGGCAAGACCATCACTGGCAACATGAACCGATTCTGTACGGGTGGAAACCTGGCTCGAAACACAATTGGTACGGCGGCAGAAAGCAATCTACCGTGATTGATAGTGAAGACGGGGTGTTCGTGAACAGAACCAATGACGGGTATCAGCTCACGTTCAACAACGGTACGAAGAAGGTCGTGCTCAAGGTTCCAGAGTACACGGTTATTGAGGCGCTGTCGGATGAAATGACGACAACGTGGCGGATAGAAAAGCCGCTTAAAAACGGCGAGCATCCTACGATGAAACCGATCAAGTTATGCGCGAGGGCGATCCAGAATTCCTCGAAGGAGGGGGATATCGTCCTGGACTTGTTCGGCGGGAGCGGATCGACTTTGATCGCTTGCGAGCAGTTGGGCCGGAAGTGTTACGCGTTGGAATTGGACGAGAGGTATTGCGACGTCATCGTGAAACGATGGGAGCAATATACCGGGAAACAAGCTGTGAGATTGAATCGGGGTGGTGAGAATGGCTGGTCGCAAGGCTTATCCGGTTGAGTTAATGTTGCTGACGAACGATAAAAACCGGCTGACCAAAAGCGAACTCGAGAAGCGGAAACAAAACGAGCCGAAGCTCGATTCGGCAAAACTCAGGGTTCCGGCACATCTGAGCGATGAAGCGAAGAAAGAATGGCGCCGGATTGTGAAATTGTACCGGCAGTTGGACAAGACGATTGTAAACGACCTAGACGTGAACGCGTTGGAGATCTATTGCGAAGCGCTAGTGACATACAGAAAGGCTATGGAGAAAGTGAGGGAGACGTCTGAGGTTTATGTCGCCAAAGGGGACAACCGGCCGAGGAAGAATCCATGGCTGACCGTCGCGAACGAGGCCGCGATGCAGATGAAGAAGTATGGGGAAGTGTTGCTGCTGGATCCAGTGTCCCGCGCACGAGCAGGGATGGCGAAAACCGAGGAGAAGCAGGAGTCTCCGATGGCTCAATTCATGAAACGCCGAGCGGGTGGCGGACATGCGACATGATAAGCAACGTGCGCTTGAGCCGATTGAGTTTGTGCAGATGCTCCACGCGGTCGATGATTTTTACGGCCAGCCGTTTAAACTGCTTGATTGGCAGTATCAAGTCCTTTGGGATGTCTACGGCACTGTAAAGGACGATGGCTATCGACAGTACCGATATGCGTACCTGGAGATCCCGAAGAAAAACGGCAAAACGTCCTTGATCGCGGCGATTGCGCTGTATCATCTGGTCTGTGACGGCCCCGGCGGGCAGATTTACTGTTGCGCCGCGGATCGAGGACAAGCGGAGCTCGTCTATAAGGCGGCGATCGGCATGATTGAGCAGGAGCCGGAATTTGACGGCGTGCTAAAGGTGCTCGATAGCCGCAAGGAAATAAAAAACAAGCACACCGGTACAACACTGAAAGTCCTCTCGGCTGAGGCGTATACAAAGCACGGCATCAACCCAACCGTCGTTATCTTCGATGAGTTGCATGCGCAGCCGAACCGCGATCTGTGGGATGTCATGACATTCGGTGCTGGTGCTGCCCGGAAAGAGCCGATTTGGTGGGTTATTACGACGGCTGGCGACGACCCGGACCGGAAGTCTATCGGCTGGGAAATCCATGAGCAGGCGACTAAGATCGCCGCCGGGGAGCTTGACGATCCATACTGGTACGTCAAAATATACAGCGCTCCCGAGGATGCAGATATTTTCGATGAAAAAACGTGGTTCCAGGCCAACCCAAGCCTGGGACATACGATCAGCATAGAGAGTGTCAGACAAGAGGCGCTTGCAGCCCGCAATAGCGAAGCTGCAGAGCGTCTTTTTCGTTGGCTCCGGTTAAATCAATGGGTGAGCCTGAAGCGTACCGGTTGGATGCCGCTGACGCTGTGGGACCAAACGAAAGGCGAATGGTCGCTGTCGGAGTTGGTAGGCAAGCGTTGCTATGTCGGGTTGGATTTGTCCAGTACGATCGATCTCACCGGGGCGGTTTACTTGTTCCCGCCGCAGGAAGGTATCCCGGATTGGCGGTTCATCCACGACGCATGGATTCCGGAGGAAAACATGCGTGAGCGTGTACTTCGGGACAAAGTGCCGTATGACCGCTGGGTTAGTGCGAAATATTTGCATGCCACACCTGGGAACGTAGTCGATTACGACTTTGTTGAGGCGCGTCTGGTCGCTGCGAGCAAGCAATACGACCTGCACACCGTTGGCGCTGACCCATGGAACAGCCGGATGCTGACGCAACGGTTGATCCGGCAGGGCATTGATACAGTGGAGATTCCGCAAAACATGCAACACTTGAGTCCGGCCATGAAACTCATCGAACAACTCATGAAACGCGGGCTGATGACGCATGAAGAAAACCCGGTTGCCCGTTGGTGCTGGGGGAATGTTGTAGTCGCCGTAGATGGGAACGAAAACATCAAGCCGATGAAGAATAAATCTGCGGACCGCATTGACCTAACGGTCGCCCTGATAGATGCTATGGCAACAGCGATGCTGTTCGAGGAAATTAGCTTGGACGTTTCCGAATTTGCGGATGAAGCGTTCTTGAACAAATTGTGGGGGTGAAACGGTGAAAAACCTAATCTATGTCCTGCGCGACTTTGCGGAGGATTTTTTGATTATTGCCGGCCTGGTGGTCATTAACTATGCGACTTTTCAACTGCACTATTTGGCCGGGATGTATTGTTTAGGGGCGACCATGATGCTTGTTGGCTTCACTATCGCCCGCCATCCTCCGAGAAAGGAGTGATCAACCTGAATGCTATTTAGACAAGCAATGAAGTCGCAAAATCTGATCGAAAAGCGAGAAACGCTTGAATTGAACATCGATGACAAACGATTGCTCGAAGTCCTCGGCATCGATATGGACATGATCAACGTCAAAGGCAAAAATGCGCTCAAGATCGACACCGTATATGCCTGCGTCCGTATCCTCTCGGAATCGGTCGCCAAACTGCCTCTTAAAGTCTACCAAGAGGACGAAAACGGCGTTCAGAAGCAAACACGGCATCCGGTTTATCAACTTCTCCGGTTGCGGCCTAATCCATATATGAGCGCTTTCGACTTTTGGAAGTGCATTGAGGCACAGAACAGTATGTATGGAAATGCCTACGCCTCCATCGAATTCGACCGCCGCGGTCGGATCGTCGGATTGTGGCCGATGGATGCGAGCCGGGTAAAGATCGTCGTAGATAATGACACGGCGGCAAGCGGCATCGTCACCAGTCGATCGAAAATTTGGTACGAGGTTAACCTTGGGTATGAGCAGCGGAAACTCATGCCAGAGGAAGTTCTGCATTTCAAAGGTGGCGTTACGCTTGACGGCATCGTCGGTCTTTCGCCGCTGGATTGTTTAAAAGCGACGCTTGAGAACGGCGCATCGGCAAACAAGTTCGTCAACAACTTCTATAAGCAGGGGTTACAAGTCAAGGGCATCATCCAGTATGTCGGGGACTTGGACGAGAAGGCAAAGCGGAACTTCCGCGAGAAGTTCGAATCCATGTCATCCGGACTGAACAACAGTCACCGGATCGCGCTTATGCCTGTCGGCTATCAGTTTGTTCCGATTGCCCTGAACATGCACGACGCGCAGTTCTTGGAGAATAACCAGCTCACGATTCGGCAGATTGCGGCTGCATGGGGAATTAAGATGCACCAGCTCAACGATCTTGACCGAGCCACACATACCAACGTCGCGGAGCAGCAGCGGGAATTTTATGCCGACACGCTGCAGCCGAAGTTGACTGGTTATGAGCAGGAACTGTCCTTTAAACTCCTGCTTGACGATGAGATCGAAGCCGGCCTTTTTTTCCGCTTTAATGCTGATGCCATCTTGCGGTCCGACATCAAAACCCGATATGAGGCATACCGGACTGGTATCCAAGGCGGCTTTCTCACGCCAAACGAGGCCCGCGCGAAAGAAGAATTGCCGCCGCTTGAGGGCGGCGATCAGCTCCTTATAAATGGCAGCTATGCGCCAATTACGCAAGCCGGAGCTGCATATTCCGGAAAAGGGGGTGATGGAGCTGGACAAGGAGAAGAAAACGACGGGTCAGAAGGAGATTCGGGCGTTGCCGGTGACGCTGGAAGTACGTGAATCCGGTGAAGGCGAAGAAACCAAACGCACCATCACCGGGAGCATCAAGTACAACACCGAGAGTGCGGTCATGCGTGACTTCTGGGGTGACGAGTTTGTCGAGGTCATCGACAAGGAGGCGTTCAAGGACAGCTTGGTTTCGCGAAACGTGGTCGCCTTGTGGAGCCATGATACATCCCAGGTGTTGGGCAACACGAAGTCCGGCACGCTTCGGCTCACCAACATGGAGACGGAATTGCGGTTCGAACTGGACATTCCGAACACCACGGTCGGCAATGATGCATGGGAACTCATCAAGCGTGGTGACGTGGATGGTGTTTCTTTCGGGATGCGCGTAGTAGACGGGGGCGCAAAGTGGACAAGTGAGAAGCGTGACGGCAAGCGGATATACAAGCGTACTATCCTGAATGCCGAGCTTCATGAAATTAGTCCGGTCGCATTCCCGGCCTACCCGGCCAACGAAGTCGCGGCGCGGTCGCTGGAAGAATACAAAGCTTTCGAAAAACGCGCTGCCGATCAGTATGAAAAAGAAAAAATGTTGCTCGAGCTTGACCTTTATGGTTGAGCTTTTTATTTTCCCAAATATCCAATGAGGTGATGAAATGACCAAAGAACTCCGCGCACTGCTTCAAAAACTGGAGAACGCGAAACAGGAAGTCCGGAGCCTGCTGGCCGAGGACAAAACGCAAGAAGCAAAGGATAAAATGGACGAGGTTCGGTCGCTGCAGGCTAAAGTCGACCTGCAGCGCGAGCTTGAGGAAACCGAAGCCCGAGGCCTTGGTGGAACGGAACTGAACGACAACGGAAACGTCGAAGAACGCGACATGCAGGAACTGGAGGCCGAATACCGGAGCATCTTCCTCCGCGGTATCCGCCGGCGCCCGATTACGGCCGAGCAGCGATCCATCATCGCGGAGTACGAGCGTCGCGCCGTGATGAACGAAGGCGGCACAAACCCGGCCATTCCGGATGGCGATGTTGGTATGGTGGTCCCGCAGGACATCCAGACGCAAATTAACACGCTGATGCGTGAGTATGGAGATCTATCCGAATTTGTGACGGTCGAAAACGTCACTGCACTGTCCGGCACTCGCGTACTGGAGTCCGACGCCGATATGACGCCATTTGCAGATGTTGACGAGTATGGCGTCATCCAAGAAACGGACAACCCGAAATTCACGCCGATCTCCTATTCGGTCAAAAAGCGCGCCGGCTACTTGCCGCTGACGAATGAACTGTTGAAGGACAACGACGCCAACCTGCTCAACTACGTCAAAACGTGGATTGCGCGGAAGGCAGCTTTTACGCGGAACACTCACATCATCGCTCTGTTGAAAACCCTGTCGCCGAAAGCGTTGGCGGACGTGAAGGCAATCAATACGGTTCTGAACGTGGACTTGGATCCGGCACTCAGCCTGTCGTCCGTGTTGCTCACGAACCAAGACGGTTTCAACTGGCTTGACAACCAAGTTGATGGCATGGGCCGCCCGATCCTGCAGGAGGACATCACGCAACCCGGTCGCAAACTCTTTAAAGGCCGCCGGATTGCTGTTGCACCGAACCGTCTCTTGGCAAGTGATACGGTCAATAACAAGGCGCCGGTATTCATCGGCAACCTGAAGCAATTCATGGTGATCTTCAACCGGGAATTCTTCGAACTGGCTTCCACTCGCGAGGGCGGCGACGCATGGCGCCGGGATACGACGGAGCTCAGGACCATTATGCGCGACGATTACGTCAAATGGGATGCCGCAGCAGCCGTCTATGGCCAATTGGACATTACGCCGACGCCGTAATAATCACACATTGAGGGGCCGGGAAACCGGCCTCTTTCCATTGGGGGTGAGAGGATGGCGAAAGTCATTCAAGCGTTCCGCGAACGATACCACAACTTCAAGCTATACAATATCGGCGATGAGTACCCAGAAGACGACAAAAATCGCGTGCAGTATTTGGTGGAACAAGGGTTTTTGTCGGTGGAGTTGGAATCACAAGAGTCGCCGAAGCAGCCGGAGGAACCGGGGCCGGAGACTGAACCGGAGGAAAAGCCGAAACGTCGCAAAAAGGGCGTGAGCGACGATGGCGATCCTGACGCTTGAGGAAGTCAAAACATGGCTGCGAGTTGATGGGGACGACGAAGACGCTTTGATTGGGATGTTGGTTGGTGCGGCTGAAACCTACCTACACAACGCTGTTGATGTTGAGTTTGACGGCACAAATCAGCTTGCCAAACTTTACTGCCTTGTCCTCTGCGCTGACTGGTACGAAAACCGCGACCTGATCGGTTCTCAACCATCCGATAAGGTGCGGTTTACAATCCAATCCATGCTTGCACAACTGCAGCATGCCTACTCACCGCCGGATGAGGAGGATGCGCTATGACCGCCCTTGTAAACCGGTTGGATAAACGCATCACCATCCTGCGTCTTCCAGGACCCGACGATACGGATGAATACGGCCAGCCGCTGGACAATCCCGTTGAAGTTTGCACGGTTTGGGCTGCCATTGAGCCGCTACGGGGACGCGAATACACGGCGGCGTTGGCCGAACATGCCGAAGTCACGACACGCATCCGCATCCGGTACCGGGAGGATATCGACCGTACCATGATCGTCCGGTACAAAGACCCGGGAGATCCCGAAT